CCTTTGCCCTATCTTTTAAAGGATTAAGTATGTTTTCACTTTCATCTGTTTCAGCATACTTCATTCCCTTTTCAATATATGCGAATGCTGGAAGTAACTCTGGCACTTTCTCAAAATCTGCATTTGTTGAATCAATAAACCAACCAGCTGGAAGTTTAAAGAAGTCTTGATGCAACTCATAATCCTTTCCATTGTGTGTAACATCAATAGGCACTTCCTTTGGCTTGTAAGAATTAAGCACTTCAATAATAATATTAAACAGTTTGTTTATGTCAGTAACTATAACCTGAGATACATCCCTTTTGGTAAACCTTTTTACAAGTTCTATCTTGTTAGTAATGCTCCAATCTTCTTTTACTTCATTTACAAAGTGATAGCAGTTAATGTAACTTAACCCCATCTTGTTAATGTTCTTATTTATCTTTATTTCCATTATCTATATTTTCCGTTATATTTATCTCCTGAACCTATTGCGTAAAGCATTGCATCCATAAGGTGATCCTCGTTTGTCTTTCTTGGTTTACCAGTCTTTTCATCATAAACATAATACCTCAACTCATTTATTAAATCAGTGCTATTCCTATCAACATAAAACTTATCTTGGTTTAAACTTTGAATTGCAAACACTTTAATATCTTGTTTACTATCACATTTTACTGCTTGGATTCCTTCAATCTGTAATTCTCTAATTGATTTCGGTTCGGCACTATCACAATAAACAACTCCTTTTGTATATCCGTTTCTTTTAAATTCCATTGCTCCCTCTTGGTTTGTTAAGTTTGTTTTATATGCAAACTGTTTTAAAACCTTTCTTCCATTCCAATTGTATATTCCTATCACTGCAAACTTAGAAGTTGCATAACCAAAATCACAACCGTAATACAAAAGCCTTGCATCCTCTGGCATATCTATTTCTTCGTAATGTTCAAACACTGCTCCATCAATTCCTCCTACCTCTCCCAATCCGTAAACCTTCCATTTGTTGGCCCAATACTTGTTTATTACATCTCCAGCAGAATTGTATCCAAGCTCTTTGTATCTAAGTATTTCTTTCTTTTCTTCTGCATCCAGCAACTCATTGTCTTGGAATGTTAACTTTAAGAAATCACAATCAGTTCTTCCAAGCACTTCCTTATGTATAAAAAACTCAGCATCTGGATTGAAATCGGCATAAACCTTTTTTGTTCTTGATGCCACTTGTCGATATGTTTCTGAATCAATCTTGTTTACCTCATTGAAGTAAGCAACATCACTTCTTAAACCTTTTCCAACATCTGACTTATCCAAACCTATAAACTTTATAAACGAACCATTAGGGAATCTGTAAAGCGTTCCAGCTACAAATTTACTATCTTGATAGATGCCAAACATCTGCATTATCTTAACAAAATCTTTGATAACAGTCAGACGCATTTTAGTAAGCTCAGAGGATAGAATTAATATTTCCCTATTCTCTTTACTTGATGCGTGATTGATTAACAACATAAGTATTGAAAAGGTTTTACTTGCTCCTTGCCCTCCTTGAACTATTGTTATTTTCTTTCTGCTCCCAGCAATCTTTCTTAATGCAGTTGTTTGTTGCATTAAGAATCTTTATCTTTTGAATCATCCAACGGATCAATGTTCATCATCTTAATATTCGCAGTGGTATTAATATCACTTTGCTCTTTAAGGTTGTTTAATCTCTGAGTAATGCTCGGATTGTAGAACCCAAGTAAGCCACCTTGAATCTGGTCTGCTCGAATTTCTTTTCTTATATGTGAACAGATAGCTACAAAGCTATTATAATATTCTCCTTTATTATCAAAGTATTGCCCAATAAACTTCTTGTTTTGATTGTAATACCAAACTTCAAACCCATCTAAAGATAGTGCGAGTTTTGGATAGTCAGTTTTCTTAGAACCATCTTTTCCAACATACTGAATCTTCTCCCATTTCTTTGCAGTTTCTTTTAATGAGAGTTTATATTCTGTGAAGGCTTGTTCTAAATCTTCTGGCGTTTTAAATATTCTTGTTGGATGCATTTTTCTTTGTTTTAGTTTTCTTTACTTTTGCTTTCGGTTTATTTGCCTCTTGAATGTTTAAATGATTAAGAAGTATTTTAAACGTGAATGAATCACAAGAGGAACAAGAAATGTTTGCAGTCTTTCCAGTTAATTCATAATACTTACCGTAAAGAAATGTTCTTTCTTCTTTGGTAAATCTTATGTTCATACCTTCTCTCCTCTGTATGAATCTTTTTTTAAAGTCTTTTAATTCCATCTATTGTAATTGCTATTAAATACCCTAAAGGTATAATGAATAAATTTAATGTAATGATTGAAGTAATAATTGAAGTCCACATAATCAAACAAAAATAACAATCAAAAGGTTTAACTTCTTCTGTGATGCTATAACCGAGTTTTCTTTTTAAGTGAAAGCCTAAATTTAAACTATCTTTTAAAAATAGTATTAAGGCAATATTAAATATTAGTAATTGCATAGTATTCTTTTTTAATTAGTTCTTGTGCTTGTAACATATATTTATCCAAATCAGCTCTCCTTAGTTTTAACTTCTTACATAAGGAAAACTTACTATTTTCAAAGCTAAGAAAGATTAGATCCTGATAGAACGTAAACTCTTCGTTTGTTGTTTCTTTTGCAAGGAATGATTCCAGAGCTAATTTGTAATTATTCTCTTCTACTTCTTCGCTTTCATTAAAATATTCTTCTACAAAAATCAAATCTTTATTCTTTTTTAAATAACCAAGATACTCATTCTTTAATGTTGTATAGAAGTAAGACTGATAATTATCGACATTCTGCACGTTTTTAACAATTATTTTCTCAATTGCTAAAGAAAAAATCTCTTCGTAGTTATCCTTTGCAATGCTTTTGGCATAACTCCAGCACGTTTGACAATTGTATATCTTTTCAATCATAGACAAATATACACAAAATTATTTAATAGTTGGTTTTATGTTTTTTAATAGGGATAAAATATCCATTGCAAGATCAAAACCATCAATTGTTCTGGATTCTAATTCCAACACTTGTTTCTTTATGTTCTCTATTAATTCCAGTTGAGCATCTAATTTAATATTTTTCATTTCATTGTTTCTTAAATACCCATTTTTCATAACAAATACCTATTTTTAATATTTAGCATATCGGAGAGAATCTATGTATAGGATAGTTCCCTCCCTTTGACATACTCGTATTTTTTAAAGTATCGAAAACACCAGCTCTTAATTATAATCCCATTTGAATTAACTGGTGTTTCCCTTAGATACTATCTATATAAATATTAAAGGGATTGCAAAGCACAATACTATGATTGCTAAAATTACCTGTATAAACCCCATTACTCCACCGTTTTCTTGTTCTTCCATTTGTTTTGTTTTTATTTATCTTGTAAGCATACGGCATCAACACCGTATTGTTTTAATTCTTTTATTCTAAATGCTTGTAAAGGTTTGAGCGTGTCAGTTTTTTCTTTGCACTCAATAAATATTGGTTTACTTCCTTCTTTGAAACAAACCAAATCTGGTAAGCCAGGCTTGTTGGTTCTTATTAAATTTATAACATACCAATCATTATCTTGGTATTCCTTTATAATCTTTGACTGAAATTTTGAAGCCATAATTTTAAAAAAAATCTTCTATTATTAAATATCCAAACTCCATTAAACAATCAACTGCTCTTGAATATTCAGAATGTTCTTGCGTGAAGTTTGAAGGAATACTTCCATCCTCCCACATTAAATACAATTTATTTTCTGCTTGTTTTCTATTCATATTATCTTCTTAAAGTAACTATTTGTAAAATCTAATTTATTACTCACTCTTTTATAAATATGCTTTTCAATCCCACCCTTTGCAAATATAAAGTAAACATTGTTTTCCTTTGTTCTTTCCTTTGAAGTCATTCTGTCACGACCTTGCAAATACGACAATGCACTAAACTCAATGTTGTAATAAATTAAACAATCAGCACTTGATAAATTAACTCCCTCTCTGCTTGAACGTATTTGCCCAAGAAAAACTTTATCTTTTGATTCGTTAAATTCTTCTGGCGATTCTGTAAATATAGGGAATATATTTTTAAGTAGCAAAAATTCTTCTTTAAAGATATAAAATATTGCAATCTTCTTTCCTTTGAAATGCTCTTTTATAAACTCAGCTTTGGAGGAATCAATAGTCATTGAGTTTCCACTTTCAAATTTTACAGTCCCAGAACATAGCTGATGAATCTTGTTTTGCAACTTAACAGAAGTATCTCCAAGTATTACTTCTTCCTTTCCTTCAACAACAAAATCACGTTTCAATCTTGATACTAATTCATAAATCTTTGGTTTCATCTCCACCTCCAATATATGTTCGTTTACCGTTTGATTAAAACCAGCTTCTTCCTGAGTGTAAGAAATAAAGTACGGTTGCAGTATTCCCATTATTATATCTTTGTAAGCATTGGAGTAATCGTTTACTTCGGCATAACCAAGATTCTTTTTTTGAACGTTAACAAATTCTTTTGCCCATTTATAAAAGTTTGCGTATTTATTGAAAGGAGAAAATCTATTTGATAATCTGAATTGATGAAACAGTTGTGAATAGGATTCTGGAGATGGAGTTCCTGAAAGTAAGATTAACTTAGTGTAAGCATATCTATCAATAATTGCTTTCAACTCCTTGTATCTTTTACTTGGCTTTGGATAAGTTCCGATTGAATGTGCTTCATCAATTATAATGAAATCAAATTCTCCTTCAACTTTATGAAGGGATTCATAATTTATAACGGTAAGATTGTATTCTGGATTAAGGAGTTCATAATCATTTTCAATAGATTTGATTGCTTTCTTCTTTGTAACAAATAACACTTCCTTGCTTGTGAATTTATTTACTAATGATAAAGCAGTTAATGTTTTTCCACAACGTACTTCCATAGATAGGTAAACCATGTTAAACTTTAATAGTTTTGAATATCCATCGTTTGCAATCCTTACTTGGTAATCTCTTAATTTTAGCATTTTATAAAAGGTTTGTATTTGTTTAATTTTTCTCTTTGCATTTTAACAATCTTACCAGTGTCTAAGTTTTTAATTTCTTCAATCATATTCCAGATGTCTGAATGGTAAAAATCCTCACTTCCAATAACTCTCAACTCCTTATCTTGTATAAAGAATGAATCGTGAACATTGATTGTTCCATCTTTATTTATTAGTGCTTTCATATTTTTTTATTAAAATTATATTTACCAAAAGCATTGATAAACTGCTTACATCTGCAATTATTAATATTTCATTTCCTATTCTTAATGCTTCAATAAATAACAAGAATACAGATACAAAGGTTAAATAAAACATACTTAAAGATATTCCTTTACTGTCTTTTGTTTTTATTAGTTTAAATATCTGAGGAACGCTCGAAAGCATCATTAATGGAATTGCTAAATAGCTTATTAACATATTATTGTTTTTTAAAAATTAATATATTTTGATGTATTTTTACCAGTTTTTTTCCAGATCCAAATTGTTTGTTTGCTCTCATACTTGCACTTGCAACTGGATTTAATAAAATCCCTTCATTGTAAAACTTCATTCCACACTTTTTAAAAGCAGTTATTGTATCTGGAACAAATCCAATATAATTTCCTTTTTTATCTCTTACCTCTCCAACAACAAAACAAGCATATCCACCTGGTTTTAATAGATTGCAACTTTTTGCAATTATTTCTTCATATGATTTCATAAATTCAATATAAGGCATATTTGAAATATCCCCTTCTAAATCACTATAAACCTCTAAATCTGCATATGGTGGGCAACTAAAAACAAAATCAAATTCTTTATTAAAACCATCCAAAACTTCATTTGAATCCCCAACAAACC